AGGCCACACCAGCATAATCAGGGTATGGCTCCCAATCAGGCCGAAAAACAATTCTGGCTTGAATACAAAAACGTGGCCAGTTTTACTTGACCACTACAGAGCAGGCTTGTAAGGTACAAGCAAGAGCTATGGCGAGGCGGCGCATTTATTTCGTCCTTGAAAAATTATTAAGATGGGTTTCGTATCTCAACCCATCCTACATGTACTAAATATATAAGGTTGGAATCAAAGCCCAATCTTATATATTAATTCAATACCACTTCCTCACCATTATTTGCGTTTAACGGTGGAGTCATTTCATTATGCTTTAGGTAAAACGCATGAATTGCGAGTGCTTCCTGCCAAAAAAGCTTACCTTGCAGTAGATGCGCAGGAACGTTACTTTCCACCACAAAAAAAGCAATATGCATTTTTTCATACTTACCTTTTGGCCACCGCCAAGCGGCAGAATGTCCATTAAATCTGTCGTCGTAGAAAATTCCTGATGATGTAGCAAACTCGCTTAAACGTCGTCTAAATGATTTTGTTTGCCCAATGTAGATTACATTTGATGACGCTGGGTTGGGAGAACCACTTGGGTCGCCCCAAGCAATACAGTAAACGCCAGCACTATTCCTAATTTTTAATAGCTCTGGGTTGAGATTATCAGTGTTAGCTCCCGCTTCAGGCCAAAAACACGCATATACTTCGTCCCAATGAAACCATTTTTCTTGGAGGGCTGCTAAATTAAATGACTCGTTCATTTGAAGCTCTTTTAATTATGTTAGATGTTTGCAATCACATAAAAAACCAACTGAAAAATCTTGGCAACGGTTATGGCCAGTCAGTGTATTTATTTCATCCTTGAAAAGATTATGTAGATGGATTTCGTGCCTCAATCCACCCTACATGTACTAAAAATCTAAGTTGGCTATACAGCTCCATGACTGTATAACCAACTTTCGTCGTACATCTAAATCCTCTATCACATGGAAGCTACACTATTCAATATTCTGAACAAGTGCTCTTATATTAGGAGCCTGTTTATCTAATTGTGTCATATTTACTCTTACACTCCTTCCAGAAACATTATGTGTACCTGCGGATAATACAGCTATTGGGATTCCTTTTGCTCCCGAAACAACAGATGCTGTGTTAGCATCATTAACTTCATACTGAAACATAGCCTTAAAAGTACGTTTATTTGCAGGAGTGGCCGCGCCACTTGGATGGATACAAAATGTATTAGGGCTAGTTTGCCAAACACCCCAGATCTCTTCACCAATCTCATTTACAACTGTTTTGAATGCCGTCGCAGAGGAGTTATTCATTTGAGTTAGTCTATTGCCTACATACATATAAATCTTCGGCAATGACATTCTGTACCGTTCAGAACCCAAGAAAAACTCTGATTGTGGATCTCCTGTATGGCGTCGTACTCCATACACAAGAGATAAAACTGCTTTTACAGCACGTAAAGATGATCCATCAGCAGAAAATGGGATAATTAATCTATCCGCTGCTATAAGTGCAAGCTCTGTATAAATAGAAAAGCTTGGATTACAATCTATAAAAATACAATTATCTTCGTTATCCCAAGAATTTTGAATATCCGTAATGAGGTCTCTAATCCAAAGATGCACGATTCGCCATGCGTCTAGTGGACCTGGTGAGGTCGCACTCGAAACTCTTGATGACTGTATTTCTAATTGCTCATCACCCGCAACAAGATATAAATTGGCTGGCAAATGATTATTATATTGACGCGCATTTGTCACATACTGCGCACCTGATTGGGGTGATCTATAAGGGCTACTAATCCGATCATCAATATAGCCAGAAATAGTTCTTCTAGGTGTTTGAGTGTGAATTTGTGTTAAGTTATGTTCACCTTGAGTCATTCCTCCCAATATCATTGCGGATGAGTTAGCTTGAGGACATAAATCAATAACCAAAACTTTTTTTTGCGGATTTTGTCTAGCATATTCTGCCGCAAGTTGAAAAGTTAAATAACTTTTCCCAACACCACCTTTATTATTCCAAACTGCATAAACGGCCATAATGACTATCTCTAATTAATCTGATAAACATCACCTATTCTAACTAAGTAAAGTTTACTACTGTTAGCAATTCTTATGATTTTACCAAAAGTGTAACACTTTACTACACCCCCACTTGACAACCATTTTTAATCACGCCATCCTATCCGCACTACCCCACATGGGTAGACAGGATTGGCGTCCTGACCTCGTCTCCAAGCACTCAGTCGCGCTTGCGGCTTTTTTTGTGCTATTTTTCTGCCTGCACGTCTTTTATGATGGGTTAGGTGGGGCAGCCGAAAGGCTGGCCAGAGGAGATGCTGGTACGCCAACCCTGCTTAACCTGTCACCATCAAATTGGCGTTTGATTGTGATGGGATGAATTAACATCTCCAACAGGACTCACAATCATGAGCAATGCACCCGCTCGCGTCACGATTACATATCGTGTCCAAGTTACCACCATAAGAATTGAGCCAGACGGCAAACCACAAACCAAAATCCTCAAACGCATATATAAAACCCATTCGGGCGCAACGCGTGCAGCCCTTCGCCACACGCAGTTCATCGACAGCAAAGGCCGAATTGCTCAATGCTTTGGGCAAGTCATCACCCAAACCGCCTCTACCCCATTACATTAAGGGGTGCGCCATGAACCACATCACCGAAGACCAAATCAACCAACTCGAATCGGTTAGCGCACAGCTGCAACTTATTTTGCAATTGGCGGCCAACGCCAACCAAGCCAGCCTCACCCTATCGGCCAACGCATTTATTTCTACAATAAACAACCTACACGGCCAACTCGAGCGCACCATCAAGCAAATCAACGGAGGCCAACAATGAACATTCAAAGCCTCCCTTGGCTCAAGTTTGCCCACGATGCCTACCTAGTTAGCGAATTTAAAGCAAAGGCCAGTGCCGCCGCCAAAGCCGCCTACTTCGATTTACTTTGCTACGCCATGAAGCAAAGCCCTGCCATGTCATTACCTAATTGCGACGACGTATTAGCAACGTGGGCAAGCCTCACGCTAGACGCATGGCAACAAATTAAAGACCTCGTGTTATCGCAATTTAGCCTTAATCAGCAAGAAAACCGCTACTACAGCCCCATGTTGATAGAGCTATATAGCAACACCGAACAACCACAAGCCAACGAACAGCAAGCACCACGCAAACGCTCAAGCAGTGCCGAACGGGTTGCACGTCATCGCGCCAAACACAAACAAAGTAACGCCGATGTAACACCACCTGTAACGCCATCATGTAACGCAGATGTAACGCCAAAAACCGTTACATGTAACGCCGATGTAACGCCAAGTAACGTTACATTGGGGGGTAAGGGGGGAGATTTAGAATTAAGATTAGAGAATTTAGATAAAGAAGTTGTTGTTAATAAAGACTTTGTAACTAAACAAAGCGTAACGCCATGTAACGCTGTAACACCCAAAAGCGTTACACAACACACAACAACAAAATTTTGTATGCCATTTGATTTTAGTATTCAGCCAAGCGAACTAGAGCCGTTTATGCTCAAGCTCGACGTGCCAATGACCAAACACTCCAGCACCACGCTTAACCACTTTGTTGCTCACTACCTACCAAAATCCTATCAAAACACCCGTGACGAGTGGATTTATCAATACGCCAAATGGCTCAAACGCGAAAAAGAAACACCCACCGAAAACTTGCCACCACAGCCAACAAAACTAGCCGCCGCATTTATTCAACCAGTAAAACCTTTGTGGGAAACGATGGCCGAACAAAAAGCCCAACGCCAAGCAGCACCCATTAAAGACCCACAGCAACTAGCGGCTGCCGAACAAGCATTGGCACAAGTGCGAAAAAAACTAGGCTTAAAAGCAGCTTAAACAATTAACAGAAGCATACTGAAAAGTTAGCCAAAAACATGAACACTCCTCACCCCTTTTTTTAAGGGCAATTATTAACATAAGTGCTGCCACAACAGGCAGAGGAGATAAATCAATGAGTTACATTATCAGTGAGGAAAAACTAATTCAGCTTCAACGAATTCATGCAGAAATCAAACTCATACTGCAACTGACAACCCACGTCACGCACAAGAACATTGAACTGGATACAGAATCCCTTGCTGGCACCTTATTTCATTTAGAGGAGGAACTACATCGGGCAATTAGCGACTTGCCCCTCATAAAAACCTAATAGATATTGATTAGCATGGCTATTTTTAGCCATGCTCAGACGCTTTCATGGTTATCATCAGTGCCACTAATGCTGCTTTTTGCTCTGCCGATGCAATCGCACGATAAGACACAAGCACGCTTTCTTCTTCTGAAGACAAACTTGTCGCACCATGATTACCCGTCAAAATATATAAAATATCCGCACCAACTGTACCAATTTTAACCAAATAATCTAAATCAGGGTTATTTGTCCCCTTCTCATAATTGAGTTGCGTCCACTTAGACACACCACCCAAAGCCCCAAAATCAGTCTGAGTGAAACCAAGACGCTTTCTTTCTTCTAATAAACGCTCACAAAGGTTAGACATTTTCCACCTTTTACTATTGACAGTTTGATATTATTACAACATCATTCATATTGTGTAAGACTGAGTGAGAGAATAATACACCATGAACCACCAACGCCCTACTTATTCGCCCAAAGGTGTCGAAACCGATAAGCCCATTGGTTTACGCCTCAGCCGCGAACATCTTCAGCAGGTCAAACAACTAGCTCAAACCCAAAATAGAAGTCTTGCAAACATGGCGCGGGTTCTTTGTATTGAAGGATTAAAAGTCTTAGAGCAACGCAATTCCGCCACCTCATAAGGAATCAGCCATGTACCCAGACCCTAATCGCGTTCGCTGTCATCGTATAGCCGTCAATTTAGACAAATACGAATATGGACTCATTGAAGCCTACTCCAACTATACGGGCATTGATAAAAGCCGACTCGTGCGCGAAATGGTCATGCGCGAGGCCAAACGGCTACTACTAGAGCATCATGCTACTCAAACCGATGCACAAAACCCAGTGCCTCATTCGTAATCAAAGAGTGCTGCAATGACAATAGAAATAGACCTAAACGACCAAGAACTCAAAATATTACAACAAATACAACAACAATACGGTCTAAGTTCGGTTGAAGAAGCCGTCAAAATGTTGTCCAAGCAACGCTTAGAAAATGTGCGCTATCAAATAACAGGTGATATTGGCCAGCCAACATGGGTGAACAAATGACACGCAAACGCTACAACAATACGGGTCATATTCGCACTGAGTGTATTTATTGTTCTCATGTTGCCTACGTCATCAAAATGACCGCACTTAGCAAAGGCAAGTTTTACCGCGAAGTCACCTATCGCTGTGACTCTGCAACCTGCGGTTTAACATGGGTATGCGCCATAGAACCACTACGCGCACTCACCCTTGCCGAAAACAAAAACGGTGTACCGATGTTGCCCTTATCGCAACATCTAAAAGCCAAAAAAGAAAAGTTATTAGCACAGCTTAATCAACGCGAATTCACGCCCAAACAGCAAGAAGTACAAGGAGAATTAGATGTCTAATCTCGACTACAACATGGCACACGGCCTTGCCAAAAACCATATCGAGCAACACTACAGCAAATACCTTAACGGTCATCGTGAACAACTCATTCAAGCTGTTGCCAACGAACTCAAGCTAATGGGCTACCCATTTGATGTAGGCGTAAAGGTTGCCATTAAAGAAATCGCCAACTACGAAAGTAGCTTATGTGCCGCCGAACTGGACATTGACCGCTCCAATAGTAGCCTCATTGTCATTCACGACCGACAACATAAACGCCGACTTTACTTCACGGTTCAAGACTTAATTAACACAGCCAACACGCTGACTGTTCGCGCCGTCACTCAGTAGAAAACTTATGAATCCGATTATTTTAAGCGAGGCACTAACACGCCTCGTGGCCGACTACGCCTTTAAAAAGAAATCAAAGTGGTTACAAGACGGCAAATGCCCTTCTTGCCACCATAAAGAACTGTTTGCCAGTGCCGAAGCTCCGTGGGTCATTAAATGCGGTCGCCTAAATAATTGCAGTTACGAAGGCTCATTGCGTGAGCTATATCCTGATTTATTTGAATCATGGAGTGACCGATTTAAGGCAGACGACAAAAACCCTAATGCCGCCGCCGATGCTTATTTAAAAGAAGCCCGTGGCTTTGACCTTAACCAAATAAAAGGCTTATACAGCCAAGATAACTATTTTAGTCGTGACTTAGGCATAGGCTCTGCCACAGTACGCTTTCCCTTCGCCGATGGTTATTGGGAACGACTTATTGACAAACCCGAACGCTTCAAACCACGCAAAGCCAACTTTAAATACGGTTGGAACTATGACGGCTTGTGGTGGACACTGCCCAATGTAGACCTAAGCCAAGCCAAAGAAATATGGATAACCGAAGGCATTTTTAACGCCATCGCCTTAGAACATAACCACATCAGGTCGGTTTCCACGCTATCGAGTGGCAACTACCCCAGCACCGCCTTAAAAGCCCTTGCTACTCAATGTCTTGCCAACAACATCGCCCGACCCACCTTAGTATGGGCAATGGATAACGACCCTGCTGGTCACAAAGCCATTGAAAAATGGATGGAACGCGCCATTGCAGACGGTTGGCCAACAGTGGCCGTGCAAGCCCCCAAAAACAATCAAGGCAAAAGCCAAGACTGGAATGACCTACATCTAGCCGACAAGCTATCGCCAAAAGACATCGACACCTATCGCTACTATGGCAACTTATTAACCGCCAAAACTTCCACCGAAAAAGCCCTACTCATCTACAAACACACCGAGCGTAGAGCCTTTACCTTTGACCATAACCATCGCTTGTATTGGTTTAAGCTCGACCTCGAAGCCTATGAAAAAAAGATGAGTGACTTACGCGCCGACGAAGACGACCAAGAAAAAATCGAAGCCCTGCGTGACGAAGCCTTAGCCTCCAGCGGTGGCATTACCGAGATTGCCAGTTGCAACCCAACCCCCTTGTACTTTTTAGAAAACAAACTCACCGACGAAAGCTGGTACTACTTTAGAATTAAATTTTACGATGGCAAAGAAATCAAAAACACTTTTACAGGCGCACAGCTTGCCAGCAATTCTGAGTTTAAAAAACGCTTACTCAGTATTGCAGGTGGTGCGCTTTATACAGGCAATGGCCACCAGCTCGATAACTTTTTACGCTACAAAGTCGAAAACATTAAAACCGTCGAAACCATCGACTTTATTGGTTACAGCAAAGAGTACAGCACCTATGTTTTTAACAAGATTGCAGTTAAAGACGGCAAAGTTTACCAACTCAACAACGAAGACTATTTTGACTTAGGCAAAATCAATCTTAAAAGCCTTAACCAATCGGTCAATCTGCACCTCAACCCAAAACTTAAAGAATTCGATAGCAGCTTTATCCCAAAAATACACACCTGTTTTGGTGACAAAGGCATTGTGGCACTGGCGTATTGGCTAGGCTCATTTTTTGCCGAGCAAATTCGCCAACACCAACAAAGCTATCCTTTTTTAGAAATCGTCGGCGAACCAGGGGCAGGAAAAACAACACTCATCGAATTTTTATGGAAACTATCAGGACGCATCGGTTATGAAGGCTTTGATCCCTCAAAATCTACACTCTCTGGTCGTAGTCGTAACATGGCACAAGTCGGTAACTTGCCTGTGGTTTTAATGGAAGGTGACCGCGACGACGACAGCAAGGCCAAAAAATTCGACTTTGACGAACTCAAGCCTTTATACAATGGTCGCTCACCGCGAGCTGTGGGTATCAAAAATAGCGGCAACGAAACTTACGAACCACCCTTTCGTGGCGCAGTCATCATTGCTCAAAATGCCGAAGTGAATGCCAGCGATGCCGTTTTAGAACGTCTGATTCATTTAGGCTTTAAACGTGGCCAACGTGCCACCCGTGAACTGGCCAAAGAACTCGCCAAGATTGACGTAAATGTATTAAGTGGCTTTATGATAAAAGCCGTCACACTCGAAAAAGAAATACTCAATACCTTTTTTAAACAAACACCTATCTACGAAACCTTAATCAGCCAATGCCCCGACATTAAAAACGTGCGGATTGGCTTTAATCACGCCCAAATCATGGCCTTAGTTGATGCCCTAGACTTGGTTATTCCACTCAGTCCAGAACTTAAATCATCGGTTAAAAATAGCATTATTGACCTAGCCATCGAACGCCAACAACGCATTAACCAAGACCACCCTTTTGTGCAGCAATTTTGGGAAGTGTACGACTACATCGAAAGCCGCCGAGACAAACCTACACTTAACCATGCTCATCACAGCAAAGACTATATTGCCATTAATCTTAATCATTTTGCCGAAGAAGCACTTGCTGCCAAACAAAACCTTGCCGACCTTACCGAGCTAAAGCGCATTTTACCTACATCAATGCGATATCGCTTTGTAGAAAGCAATCGTGTTGTCAGGTCTAACATTCACAAAACTGGCAATGAAGACCGAATTATTAAATGCTGGATTTTTAACAAACCACAGGCCAACTGAGGAACGAATCATATGAGTACGATAGAAAGCCAAGAACTAGAGATAAGCAATGAATTTGATGTTAATGGTCTTCTTCTACCAGCTTTAAGACAGTATCAACATAATGATTGCAGTGGTTTTGTGGCAGCTTATGACTATGCTGAAACTCAAAAAATAGCTTTAGAGCTTTTAAAAGACATAAAAAAATTATTAGAGATTTCTAATTCTTGCTTAGAAATATCTAAAGATTCTTTACAAATCGGTAAGTTAGAGGATGCAGCAAAATGACAACACCTACCACAGAAACTGTAAAAGTGACAATCAATATTAGTGAGAGAGTCACATATCATTGCACAAAAGAGATTCCTAGAGCTGAGTTTGAACGCTTAGACAAACTGCTTGACGATGATGATTGGTTTACTAGTGAATCAGCTAGAGATGAAGTCATGGGCTATATCAATAAAGACAATGACTGGATTGAATCTACTGATATTGAGGTCAATGAATTTAATCCTGTTTATCACGTAATAGAAACAACGATAGACGACGAATTACCATTCTAACCAATAAAAGCAGGCACTAATTAGTGCCTGTTAATACTGTCAAAATTCGTATCGAATAGTAAAAATAAACTTTCAACATTAAGGAATCCATCATGGCGGATGGCGTAGAAGTGCGCGGAAAATCCATTCGTATTTATTTTCGCTATAACAATCAAACCTGCCGAGAGGTGTTTTTAGGTGATGCAACACCCGAAAATATTGAAAGAGCAAAAAAGCTTGTCACATTTATTCAATACCAAATTGAGGAAGGTACATTTAATTATGCTCAACAGTTTCCAAACTCAGCCAAATCGCAAGAAAATACCTTTGGCCACTACATCGATATTTGGCTCACAATCAAAAAACCACAAATAGCGGCATCAACCTACAAAAATTATGAAACAAAAATAAAAGCCCACATCCGACCACGCTGGAGCAAATCCCCTGCAGATAAAATTGATCACATTGATGTTTTGACATGGATACAACAAGAGCTAACTAAAACCCTAAAAAACAAAACCATTAAAGAAATTGTCACCATCATGCGGCAAATTTTTAAGCTGTACCAAACACGCAATAAAATCGCCCACGACCCAACCGAAGGCATCACTGTTCGTTTACCCGATGACGATGACCCTGATCCTTTCACCCGTGAAGAAATAGAAGCCATACTCACAACACCCACTGACCGTTATCAAGAACTGCTGATGATTAAGTTTATGCTTTGGTCGGGCCCGCGCATTTCGGAAGTGATATCACTCGCATGGGAAGATGTAAATCTTGAAGAAGGCACAGTGAGTTTTTGTCGAGCAAAGGTCAATGGCCAGTATCGAGTAACTAAAACTCGACGCTCTAATCGTGAAGTTAAATTACTCAAACCAGCTCTTGATGCACTTAAAGAAATCTATCAATTAACAGGACACCTAAAAAAACAAACCATTGAGACAACACAACGAGATAATAGAACCATTAAAAAAGAATCATTGCGCTTTGTATTCTTAAATAGCAATACACTCAACGCACACGTCAACGACTTTTGCGTTCGGGATAGATTTTTTAAAGCACATTTAAAAAAAGCAGGAGTCAGATATAGAGGGCCAAATCAATGTCGGCACACGTTCGCTTGTCAATTGTTAAGCACTGGCGCAATACCAGCCGAATGGATATCTCAGCAGCTTGGCCACACTAACCCTACCACCACATTTAAATATTACGCAAAATGGATGAGTAGCAATGCTTCGGATATGGTGCAAAAAGCAGAAGCAGCATTGGGTATCTAATTTTTATCAAAATCACACAGCAACATATTAAACCCTTGAGCAATCAAGGGTTTTTTATCGCTCTTTGACAAACCATTTTTGACACCCTGTACAAGGGTCTATCCCAAGTTCTTTCCCAAAAACTTCCCAAATGGCTTTTTATTGTCTTCTAAAAAGCAAAAAACCCTTGATATACAAGGGCTTAAACTGGCGGTGAAAGAGGGATTCGAACCCTCGGTACGCTATTAACGTACACACGCTTTCCAGGCGTGCGCCTTAAACCACTCGGCCATCTCACCAATCTTGTCATGGACTAACAAGGCGCGCAAGAATATCGTACTTCTCTTTAAAAATCAAAATTATTTTTATTTTTGCCTTAATAAACCAGTGTTACACTACGCGCTTATTATCCCACCACACTAATCATCGTATTAGCGTCGGCAGAGAGTTTTATATTTATGAGTCAACCGCATAGTCAGCAAACCCCCATACATCTGTTAACACTAGGCGCATTAGGCGTTGTATTTGGGGATATTGGTACTAGCCCTTTATACGCGCTCAAAGAATGTTTTCATGCCAGTCATGGATTAGCCATTACACACGATAATATCTTAGGTTTGTTGTCGGTTATTTTTTGGTCTATTACTTTAGTTGTCTCTATTAAATACATTGCCTTTATCATGCGTGCTGACAACAATGGCGAAGGCGGCATTATGGCTTTACTCGCCTTAAGCTTACGCAATCAAAATATTAGCCCTTGGCAACGTATAACATTAGTCAGTATCGGCTTATTTGGGGCTGCCCTCTTTTTTGGTGATGGTATTATTACGCCAGCCATTTCGGTGTTATCTGCGGTAGAAGGTTTAAAACTCATTACACCTGTATTTGACCCTTATGTTATTCCAATCACCATTGGGGTATTAGTGTCTTTATTTGTCATTCAACAATATGGCACAAGCTCGGTAGGTAAACTCTTTGGCCCTGTAATGCTGTTATGGTTTAGTACACTTGGCATATTAGGAATCATAAATATCGCCCAATATCCTGCGGTTCTTCATTTGATTAATCCTTTTTGGGCGGTGCAATTTGTTGCCAACCATCCAGCAGTAGCCTTTATTACCTTAGGGGCTGTTGTTTTAACGGTGACAGGTGGTGAAGCGTTATATGCTGACATGGGACATTTTGGCCGCAAACCGATTCGTTATGCGTGGTTTGGTTTAGTTTGTCCTGCGCTTATTCTTAATTATTGTGGACAAGGTGCATTATTACTGATTCATCCAGAAGCGGTCGAAAACCCTTTTTATCAATTAGCACCTAGTTGGCTAATTGCCCCTTTAATTATATTAGCCACACTTGCTACTGTTATTGCTTCACAAGCGGTTATTTCGGGAGTATTTTCAATTGCACGTCAAGCCATGCAATTAGGTTATTTACCTCGTTTTGAAGTGCTACACACTTCTGCCAAAGAAATCGGTCAAATTTATATTCCTGCGCTTAACTGGTTATTATTAGGCTCAATTATTATTTTAGTATTGATGTTTAAGTCATCGAGTAATTTAGCTGCTGCTTATGGTATTGCCGTAACTATGACCATGATTTGTGACACTATTTTGGCAACTTTTGTGGCTGTTACACTTTGGGGATGGTCAAAAAAATTAGCCTTGTTAGTTGCTTTGCCTTTGTTATGTGTAGATTTTGCCTTTTTTGGGGCAACCTCGTTAAAGTTTTTACAGGGTGGTTGGTTTCCTGTATTAATTGGCGTGAGTGCTTTTACAGTCATGATTACATGGAAGCGTGGCCGCGAAATTTTGTTTGAAAAGCTCAACAAAGAAACCATGCCGCTTAATTTATTTGTCAATAGTATTGGTGCAGGGTCAATTCAAATCATTGAGGGAACAGCCGTCTTTATGACGGGCTCACATCAATCTGTACCTCATGCCCTACTTCATAATATTAAACACAATAAAATCTTACACTCACGCAATATGCTACTCA